GGTAATTCGCACCGCGATGGTTTTCTAGCGACTAACCCATTGAACTATATATGTTATTTGACATGAGGGCGGCAGGGTGCGAAAGCGGACGGGAGCCGGTCGCGAGATCAACAAGACCGAGGTTGCCGATTTGTTCGGCGTCTCGATTCAGTCTGTTGACCAGTGGGTCCGCAAAGGTCTGGTGTGCCGCAAAAACGGCCACGAAGTAATCTTCAATTCGGCAGCGGTCACGGCGTTCCTTGAGACACAAGCCGAAGCCCGCGCGATAGCATCAAACAAGCCCGCCGACGCAGACGAGGCTCGCAGCCGTAAGCTCGCTGCCGAAGCCGAAATCGCCGAGATGCAACGCGACAAGATGCGCGGCGAGTTGGTCGATATCTCGTCCGTTGAAAGCGTCGTGGCCGAAGAATACGCGGCGGTCCGGTCTAAGCTGTTGGCATTGCCGGGAAAACTGGCTCCGATGGTCGCCATCGAGGCTGACGAAATCGCATGCCGCGACCTGATAGAGCGCGGCGTAACAGAGGCATTGGATGAACTCGCCCGAGACGCAGGAGAAATCGCGGCAGGCATTGAGGCTGCGACTGCGAACGATACGCCGAGCGGCGCTGAAAGCACCGCCGCGACTGACCGTCAGTGAATGGGCCGACCAGTACCGGCGTCTGAGCCCCGAGGCTAGCGCCGAACCCGGCGTATGGATCACGTCCCGCGCCGAATACCAGCGCGGGATCATGGATGCGATCAGCGATCCGCGCATCGACACCGTCGTGGTCATGTCGTCGGCACAAGTCGGCAAGACCGAAATCGTGAACAATGTCATAGGCTTCCACGTCGCGCAGGATCCAGCGCCGGTTCTGGTGCTGATGCCGACGCTTGAGCTTGGCGAGGCGTGGTCAAAGGACCGTCTTGCGCCGATGTTGCGCGACACGCCGGCACTGCGGGGCAAGATCAAGGACGCGCGAAGCCGCGATAGCGGCAACACGTTGCTTCATAAGGCATTTCCGGGCGGACATCTGACGATCTGCGGCGCAAACAGCCCCGCGTCGCTGGCATCGAGGCCTATTCGGGTGGTTTTGTGCGACGAGGTGGACCGATATCCGGCGTCGGCGGGCACCGAAGGCGACCCGGTGACGCTGGCGCGCAAGCGATCGGCAACATTCTGGAACCGAAAGCTGGTTCTGACCTCGACGCCGACCGTTAAGGGCGGTTCGCGCATCGAAATGGCGTTTGAGGCGTCGGATCAGCGCCGATATTGGGTGCCATGCCCGCATTGCGGCGAGCATCAGGTGCTGCGGTGGTCGTCTGTTCGCTGGCCGCCAAACGAACCGGAGCGCGCGGCTATCCATTGCGTTGCTTGCGGCTGTGAATGGTCGGATGTCGAGCGCTGGCACGCTATCCGGCGCGGAGAATGGCGCGCCGAGGTGCCAACAAACGGCGTTGCGGGCTTTCATCTGAGCGAACTGTATTCGCCCTGGTCGCGCATCGGCGACATTGCGCGGGCTTTTCTTGAGGCCAAGAAATCGCCCGAGACGCTCAAGGCTTGGACGAACACCAGCCTCGGCGAGACCTGGGAAGATGCCGGCGAGCGGCTCGACGACACTGGCCTGATGGAGCGCCGCGAGGAATGGTCGGATGCGCCGGCTGATGTCCTGGTGCTGACAGCCGGCGTGGACGTCCAGGACAACCGCCTCGAGGTCGAGATCGTCGGCTGGGGTCGTGACGAAGAAAGCTGGTCGCTCGGGTGGCATGTCATCCACGGCGATCCGTCCGCACCAGCGCTCTGGGCGGATCTAGATCGCATGCTCACGACGCCGCTGCGGCGCGAGGACGGCGCTGAGTTGTCGATTGCTGCTGCTGCGGTGGACAGCGGCGGGCATCACACGCAAGCAGTGTACGCCTACTGCCGCGACCGCTACCGACGGCGCGTCTATGCAATCAAGGGCATGGCGGGCGCGGGGCGTCCGGTGTGGCCGAAGAAGGCGAGCAAGAACAACTCGGGCCGGGTCAATTTGTTCCTGGTCGGCGTCGATGCAGCCAAGGAAGCGGTCTACGCGCGGCTCAAGATCACGCGGCCAGGCGCGGGGTTCTGCCATTTCCCGGCGGACCGCGAGCCTGACTACTTCGCGCAGCTGACCGCCGAGACGATCAGCACACGCTACACCAAGGGCTTTCCGGTCCGCGTCTGGACCAAACGGCCAGGCGCGCGCAACGAGGCGCTGGACTGCCGTGTCTATGCCTACGCGGCGCTGCAAGCGCTGGCAGTGAACTGGTCGCGGCTGGCCTCGGCCAGTGCGACATTCAAGCGCGCCGCGCCTCCTGCTGTGGAGGCGGCGCGCATCGAGCAACCGGCGGCGGAACATGCGCCGCCAGCGCCACCAAGACCTGCGCCGCGACCGGCCTTTGTGCGACCGATGCGCGGGGGCTGGATGGGCGGCGGATGGAGAGGCTGATCGATGGCTGACAACGTCAACATAACCCCAGGCAGCGGCGCGACGGTCGCCGCCGACGACATCGGCGGCGTGCTATACCAGCGCGTCAAGGTCTCGCACGGCGCAGACGGCAGCGCAACGGATACGAGCGTTTCCAATCCGCTGCCCATCGCGGCCTACGGCGAGCTCGTCGAGGCCATCGAGGCGATGCGGATGGCGGTTAACACGCTGACCCGCACCATAGGCCTTGTCACGGTCGATCCTGCGACGGGGCGTCTGCGCGCCGAGGTGGTCCAAGCGACCGCCGCGAGCTTGTTGGCGACAGTCAGCATCGCGTCCAACCAGACGCTGACGACGCTGACGACGCTGGGTAACCAGACGCAGATGGGTGGCTTCGCCGCGCAGGATCAGATCCCTGCGCTGATGCGGCTTTCCGCCGACAATCTCCGACGCAACATATCGGTGACCTGATCATGGCGACCACGCAAGGCAACCGCAAAATCCTTGATCTGAAGCGGTGGGAGATGCTCTCTCCTGCGCCCCAGGCGACGGCAGCGGCGCATTTCATCGTCAGCAGCCGCCACTACCGGCAGCAGCAGATGCTGGTTTCGTCGGCCACCGTCGCGCACCTCTACAATCCAAGCGAGGACGGCTTTGTCCAGCTTCCGTCTCCTGCACTCGGAGGAGCATTTGCGGCGGGCGCGTGTGGCGTCGGCACTGCAATCGGTCCGACCGGCACGGCAACGAGTGGCACGACGTCAACTATCGTTACGAACCTTACGCTGGCGCGCGATCTTCGCGGCTATAGCATTCACATCACGGGCGGGCCAAACGCTGGGGCCACGCTCGCCATCGTTTCCAACACCATCGGCACGAATGCGACCATCACCGTCGCGACACAGGCCAGTGCATTCAGCGCGTCCACGACGTATCGCCTCCTGACGCCGCGCTGGTACGTTCTGAACGCCGTCGCGTCCGCCGGCACGACGACGGCCAACTTGTTCAAGTTCTACTGCTACGCGTTGAACACTTGGACCTCGGCGGAAACCGGCGCGACGGACGGCGTCGCCCCTGCGGCGGTCATCGGCACCGACAGTCGATTGATTTCGACGTCGTCGTGGATCGATGACGCCTACCGCGCGTTCGCGACCGGAACCGCGACTGCTGGCGGCGCTTCGACGTTGACCAATAGCGCGAAAGCCTGGGCAACGAACCAGTGGGCCAATTCGCAAATCCGCATCGTCAGCGGCACGGGCGCGGGCCAGATCCGAAGCATTTCGAGCAACACCGCGACGGTCATCACGGTGGGATCTGCGTGGAACACGCAGCCCGACAATACGTCAGTCTACAGCATCGAGGGCAATGACGATTACATCTATTACATGGGCTCCAACGCCGTCACCCTGTACCGCTACAGCATCAGCGGCGGAACCTGGACGACGTTGTCGCCGGGCGTCGCACGCGGTGGCGCTCCCGGCGCCGGCATGTCTGGACACTGGGTGCATAGCGTGTCTGCGACCGACTGGGCGAACGAAGACGCCATTCTGAATGGGCGCTATATCTACTCGTTTCGCGGCGCGGCAGGCGCGTTGCTGGATCGCTACGACATCGCTGCAAACAGCTGGGCCGCGATGACGTATTCGCCGGCTGTTGAGACGTTCACGACGGGCACAAAGTGGGTGTACCTCAAGGATGCGTTCTACGTTCAGAAGGACGTCTCTGGACGGTGGTTCCGATACGACATCGCCACCGCGTCAATGGATGGCGTCACGCAAATGCTCTATCCAAACGGTGCGGCTCTCGTCGGGGACACTGCTTTCGACGTGACCTATCACGATGGCGCGACGGATATCGACTACATCCACATGATTCTCAACACCTCGACTGTGCATCTTCGCATGATGGTGATCTGATGACGATTTCCGATCTGATCGCCCTCGCCATCGCACGGCTGGCAAACCTGACGGCGCAACGCACATCGGCGGTAACGCTTGGGGATGTCGTCCGAATCGCCCAACTGGACACCGAGATCGCCGAGACCGAGGCCACGCTGGCGGCGCTGCGGGGGATCTGAGATGGAAACGCTCGCGGAACGCCTCGCCCGTCCAGATGTAGCCTCACTGCCCGACTGGGCGGCTGCGGCGGCGTTGAACCAGCCCGACGCGACGCTGCCGGCGGTCGAGACCTGGGTCGAGACGCGCATCGGTATCGGCTCGATCCTCGACACGCTCGGACCCACGGCTGGCGCGAACTTCCTCGACGCGCTGGAGGTGCTGGCCGAGACCACGCCGGTGGTGCGGTGGGGCCTCGAACTGATCCGGGGCTCCGGCCTCGACCTCTCCCGGCCATCGGCACGCGCGCAGCTGGAGGTGCTGGTCGCTGGCCGCATCCTTCAGCCCGAAGAGGGCGAGGCGCTGCTGGCGCTCTCGCGGCGCACGCGGCATCCGTCGTGGGCCGAGGCTAATGGTGTAGTGGTTGACGCGCGGGCCGTCGGTCTCGCGCGTGGAGGTCGGTGATGGCAGTCGCGAAATGGGCCACGCCTTCAACGCGGTCGAGCAACATCCTCTCGACCGTCGCGAACTCGCTGGCGAACGGATCGGAGAGCAGCGTTGTCACCTACGACAACAGCAGCAACAAAGACCTGTACGCGCTGCTGACGCTCAAGCTCGGCAGCATCACGCCATCGACCGGCGGGTCGGTCTCAATCCGCGTCACGCTCAACGACGGCACCGACACAAGCGACAAGGTCGGCGGCGATGTCTACGTCCTGCCGCTGACGAGCGGCGCGTCTGCCAAGGTCAATGTCGTGCAGGTCAGGCTGCCGCCGTTCTCGCTGCGCTTGTCGCTGGTCAACAACGCGGGTGTGACGCTGGCGTCGAGCAGCAACGAGTTGTACGTCCGCCCCTGGAACGAAGAAGTGGTCTGATGCCGCGCGGGCTCTCGGACTACGATAGCGCGCGGATACAGGGGCGGCTGTGGACGCCGGAGGTGTTGCGTCCTGATGCCTGGTTTGATGCCTCGGACATAAGCACAATTTCGGTTTCGGCAACTGGCATATCAGAGTGGCGCGACAAGTCTGGAAGCGCGCGCCATATGTCGCGCGCAGATACAACGTTCCGGCCAATCTTTGAGGCAGAAAAGAGGAATGGTCTTTCTTTTGTAAACTTTGCCACTGGCACGCCAAGCCCTAACGACCAGCTTTACAGGCTGCAAATGGCGTCAAGCATCAATGTCAGATCCGCATATTGCGCGTTGTCCAGAAAAAACACCTTGATATCTACGGCTTCCAATTTTGTTTTTACCAGTTCCGGCGGAAGCGGTAGCGGAAATTATGACTGGCACGGCCCGACAACAAGCTCAAATCCAACGGCGCTTGCGGACGGATCGGATAGCAGCGGTAGCTGGAGGGGTGGCAGCAACTTCCGAAACGGCAATTCCATTACAATCACAGCTGCTGGCTCAGGTCCACTAGGTGAATGGAGTGTCTATTCGTTTTTATGTACCGGGAACATGGTAACGCAAGGAATTGGGTGGGACCGCCTATACCATCCGTCTGTCGGTGACTACGGAGAGGTTTGCTGGTTTTCTGCCGCGCATTCCGCGCGAGAGCGGCGGGTGATAGAAGGCTACCTCTCTTGGAAATGGGCCATCCCCCTCGCCGCTGACCATCCCTTCGCCAATCGCCCGCCGCTGATCGGGGACTGACATGCTGCGGGTCAGAGTTCCTGGCAGCACGGCGCTATTTGTTGACCCCAACGCAACTGCCAATGGCGTCACGTTCACCGCAACCGCGTCTTTCATCGCGGGGACTGGTCAGGTCAACGCAACTGCGGGCTTGCCGCGCACAAACAGCGGTCTGCTTCTGTTGCTTGGTTCGGCGCTCGATCACGCCGAGGCATTGCCGGTCTCGGTCGTTTTCGTGCCTGGCGAGGCCAGCGCAACGGCGGGCAACGCAACAGCAGACGGCGTCACGCTCACTGTCACGTCCAGCCTGATCGCTGGATCTGGCAGCGCCGCCAGCCAGGCCAGCGGCGCAACGTTGACCGTCACGTCCAGCTTGATCGCTGGCACTGCCAGCGCGGGCACGACGGCAAACGGCGTCACACTTACCGCAACGGCAAGCCTTGTCTCTGGAGCTGCTACGGCATCCAGTCAGGCAACCGGGGCCACGCTTTCTGCGACCGCAAGCCTGATCGCTGGCGCGGCAAGCGCCGCCAGCCAGGCCAACGGCGCGACGCTCACCGTCGTGTCCAGCCTGACTGCTGGAGCGGCCAGCGCCGCCAGTCAAGCCAATGGCGTCGTGCTGCCGGTTTCCGCGTCGCTGGTAGCGGGTATCGCGTCAGGCAATGCCGAGGCCTCGGGCGCAACGCTTAGCGCAACAGCGAGCCTTCTGGCGGGCTCCGCTGAAGGCGGCGCAACAGCGTCCGGCGCAACGCTTGAAGCCGCAGCGTCTATCATTGCGGGCGAAGCGACAGGCGGCGAAACGGTGAACGGCGTCACGCTCACCGTGGTTTCGTCGCTCCGAGCGGGGCAAGGCATCGCTGGCGAAACATCGCCGGCAGACAACAGGACCGGGGCGTCGGTATCGACGGGCCGGATTGGACTTAGCAAGAGCGCGCCGCGTAGGCCGCTATCGAAAGACGCGGGCCGCATAGCTCGCAGCGCATAGGAGACATCACGATGGCGAGCCTGATCTACACCAGCTTCTTCAACGATCTCGGCAAGGGCAATATCGACCTCGACACCGACACGTTCAAGGTGATGCTGGTCACGTCGTCCTACACCGAGAACAAGGACACGCACACCAAGCGGTCCGATGTGACCAACGAGGTCAGCGGCGCGGGCTACACGACCGGCGGCGCGACGGCGACCGTGACGGTCAGCGCGGTGGACACCACGAACGACCGACAGGAATACGTCCTGGGCGGCGCGTCGTGGTCGTCCAGCACGATCACCGCGCGCAAGGCGGTCTACTACAAGTCTCGCGGCGGCGCGTCCTCGGCGGACGAACTCATTGCGGTAGTCGATTTCGGCAGCGACGTCTCGACGACCTCGGGCACGTTCACGCTGACGGCCAGCACGATCCGCATCCAGAACTGATCCGATGATCCAGTGGCCTGACAAGGATGCCAACGAGACCGTCCTCGTCGGCATCGACTTCGCGGATCGGCTCGACAGCGGCGTGACGCTGACCGCCGTGACGTGGTCGCACAATCCCGGCGGCATCTCGCACACCAGCAACGGTGTCAGCGGCACCATCGCGAGCGTGCGGTTGACGGGCGGCGCGACGGGAAAGGGGTTCGTGTTCACCGCCGAGGTGACCACATCAGACGGCCAGACGCTGCAAGAGAGCGCCGTCTTCCACATCAGGAGCCGCTGATATGGCCGCTGAGACGCCGACCGTCGAACCGACCACGATCATCGCGGGCGATACGCTGCGGTGGCAAATCACGCTGAACGACTACCTGGCGACCGACGGCTGGACGCTCAACTACGCGCTGCGGAACGCAACGAACCACTACAACATAACCGGCACGGCGAGCGGCACCGATCATTTGCTTGAGGTCAACGCCACCAACACGGCGACCTGGGCACCCGGAGTCTACAACTGGACCGCCTACGTCGAGAGCGCGTCCGAAAGGTTCACGGTCAAGCGCGGCACGTTCACCGTCACCGCCAATCCCGCCAACCCGGTGCCGCAGGAATTCCGCACGCAAGCGGCGAAGGCGGTGGACGACCTCAAGACTGCTCTCGCCACGTTCAAGGCCACGGCTGGCCGCGTAAAGCGATACAGCATCGCTGGCCGCGACATTGAGTTTGAGAGCCTCGGCGAGATGATGAGGCTGCTCTCCATGTGGCAACGCGAACTCGCCAACGAGGAAGCCGCTGCGCGGCTCAACACCGGCAAAGCATCGCCGCTTCTGCTTCAAGTCCGGCTGTAAAGGACATCCCGAATGGTCGAACTGAACCCGCTGAAATGGTTTCGCGCGGGCGAAAAGCCCGTCGCAGCGCCGCGCCGCATGGTGCGGCAGCAATCGGCGGGCTTTGCCGGCGCTGCGGTCAATCGGTTGACGCAATCGCTGGCGACGTGGAGCGGTTCGGCGAACAGCGACGCCGAAAACGGTCTCGCGATCCTTCGCGCGCGTGCGCGGGCGCTCTGCAACAACCACGAATATGCGCGACGCTTCCTGTCGCTCACCGCGACGCACATTGTCGGGTCCGAAGGCCCGACGCTCCAGGTCCGGGCGCTGACCAACAGCGGCGTCCTCGACAGCGTCGCCAACAGCGCCATCGAAATGGCGTGGTGGAAATGGCAGAAGACCGCCGACATCGGCGGACGCATGACGTTCGCGCACCTGCTTCGCGTGACCATTAAGGCGGTGGCTCGCGACGGCGAAGCGCTGGTCCGCATCGTGCGGCGGCGCGATCTGCCGAATGGCTTCGCGCTCCAGCTGCTCGAGATCGATCGGCTTGACGAGACGCTGAACAAGGTCACGCCGGATGGTCTCAACATCCGCATGGGCGTCGAGATCGACAGCATGTCGAGGCCCATCGCCTACCATGTGAAGACCTCGCATCCCGGTGAAAGCTGGGGCTGGACGATGCCCGGCTACGAGCGCATCCCGGCGGATCAGATCTGGCATGTGTTCCTGCCGGAGCGCGCCGAACAGGTGCGCGGCTATTCGTGGCTGCACGCAGTGCTGATCCGCATGGGCATGCTGCACAGCTACGAAGAAGCCGCTGTCGTCGCCGCGCGCGTCGGCGCGAGTAAAATGGGCTTTTTCAAGCGTGCCGCCGAGGATGGTGGCTACGCCGGACAGGCAACCGGCCAGCTTGCCGATCAGAACATCGCCGGGTCGCTGTCCGCGCAGGTCGAGCCAGGCGAGATGTGGGAACTGCCGCCGGGATACGATTTCGAGAGCTTCAACCCCGACTATCCGCACGCCAATTTCGAGAGCTTCATGAAGGGCTGCTTGCGCGGCATCGCGGCGGGCCTGGACATAGACTATGCGACGCTCGCGAACGACCTGGAGGCGGTGAACTACTCCAGCATGCGCGCTGGCACCATAGAGACGCGGGATCAGTGGCAGGTGCTGCAAGGCTGGTTCATCGACAGCCTCGTCATGCCGGTCTATCGCGAGTGGCTAGCCTCCGCGCTGGTGCGCGGTGATGTCCGGCTGCCAGCATCAGGCCGCGCCCTTCCTGCGGATCGCTTCAACAAGTTCGCCGATGCCAGCACGTTCCTCGGGCGGCGCTGGCAGTGGGTCGATCCGCTCAAGGATGCCGAGGCCGAAAAAGCGCTTCTCGCCGCCGGTCTTACCTCGCGCAGCCGCATCGCCGCGAAGACGGGCCAGGATTTTGATGAAATTCTCGCCGAGCTTGCTGACGAACAAGCTAAGATCGCCGCTGCGGGTGTCGTGCTGGGCGATCAACCGGTCGAGGCTGAAGACAGCCCCGAGGACGAGGCCGAAGACGAGATGGAAAACGGACAGGAGGCCCGCACATGAAGGGCACGAAGCATACGCGCGTTGCCACTTTTGAGCGCGCTTCTGTTGACCTGGAGGCCCGCACGGTGCCTCTCGCATTCTCCTCCGAGGAGCCTTACGAACGCTCCTTTGGCATGGAGGTACTAGACCACGCGCCGCAATCGGTTCGCCTCGGCAGGCTGGCCGGCGGCGGCGCGCTGCTGCTTGATCACGACCCGACCAGGCTAATCGGCGTCATCGAGCGGGCTTCCATTGACGAGGACAAGATCGGGCGCGCTGTCGTGCGCTTCGGTCGCTCCGAACTCGCTGAGGAAGCGTTTCGGGACGTGCAGGACGGCATTCGCCGGCACGTCTCGGTCGGCTACATGATCCACGACGCGCAGCCCGTTCGCGGGTCGCGCGAAATCCGCGTGACCGACTGGGAGCCGTACGAGTTGTCGCTCGTCGCGATTCCAGCTGATCCCACGGTCGGCGTGGGCCGTGCCGCTGACGAACAGCAGCCGCAATTGCCGGAGCCGCCGAAGGTGGCACCGGAACCCAAATCCGAAAGGAACCTGACTATGAGCGACAACATCCAGCAGCCTGCCGGCGCGGATCTCGAGGCCGCACGCGTGCGGTCGATCCTCGACCTCGGCGACCAGTACTCCAAGTATCTCGGGGCGCGTGATGCCGCCGATGCCGTCCGCAACGGCAAGAGCGTCGAGCAGTTCCGCGATCTGATCATGGCGAAGATGGAAACGCGGCACACGGACACGTCCGCCGCCCATGTCGGCATGACGAAGACCGAGGCGCGGCGCTACAGCCTCGGGCGCGCTCTGCGCGCGGCGGTTCTCGGCGACTGGTCCGATGCGGGCCTGGAGCGCGAGGCGAGCGAAGCGGTGGCGAAAATCATGGGCCGCGCACCCGAGGGCTTCTACATCCCGCTCGACATCTACCGCCGCGACTTCAACGTCGGCACTTCGACGGAGGCGGGTAACCTCGTCGCCACCGATCTGCGTGGCGATCTCTACGTCGATGCGCTGCGAAACGCGATGGTGATGGCGGGTCTCGGCGTGCGTATCCTGCCGGGTCTGACCGCCAACATCGACATCCCGCGCAAGTCGGTCGCCTCGACGCTCGGCATGCTGACGGAAATCGGGTCGGCGGCTGAGACCAACCCCAACATCGCCAAGCTGTCGCTGTCGCCCAAGCGCATCGGCGCGTATGTCGAGGTTTCCAAACAGGCCATCATCCAGTCCTCGATGGCTCTGGAGCCGATGATCCGCGACGACCTGCTCATGGGCGCTGCGATCCTGCTGGAGAACCAGGCGATCAACGGCAACGGCACCGCGCCGAACATCCTGGGCCTCCGCAACACGACCTCGATTTCGACGGCGACTGCCGGCGCGAACGGGGCGACGGTCGCGTGGGCGCACTTCGTCGATCTGGAAAGCGCGGTGGCGAACGCCAACGCCGAACCGGATCGGCTCGCCGGCTACCTGACCAACACCAAGGTCCGTGGTCGTGCGAAGCAGGTGCAGCGCGGCACCAACCTGCCGTTCATCTGGGACAACGGCGCGCAGCCGGTCAACGGCTACCGGGTCGCGGTGACCAACAACGTCCCGGCGAATCTGACCAAGGGCACCAGCACCACCGTCTGCTCGGCGACGTTCTTCTCGTCCGACTGGTCGATGGCCGTCCTGGGCCTGTTCGGCGCGCCGGACATCGTAGTCGATCCCTACACGAAGTCCGACACCGGCCAAGTGAAGATCACGCTCAACCAGTTCGCCGACTTCGGCGTCCGCCAGCCGGGCGCCTTCGCGGTGATGCTGGATCAGTTGACCTGATCCAAGTATGACTAGCGCCGCGCGTCGAGAGATCGGCGCGCGGCGTTTTCTTCAACCCTGGAGGACTGATGGTTTGGCGTCTGGAAACAAGCAACGGCGACGAGGCGAGCAAGGTCAAATATGAGGTGCTGCGGTACTGCAATCGCGGCCTCGACATCGGGTGCGGGCCGCGCAAGGTCTGGCCGCATCTGATCGGCGTCGATAACCTGACGGACACCAAGCTTTTCGGCATCCGCATGCGGCCGGACATCGCGATCAGCGATGCGTCCAGGCTGGCGATGTTCGCGGACCAGTCGTTTGACACGGTGTTTTCGTCGCACACGCTTGAACACATTGAGGACTACCGCGCAACGTTGCGCGAATGGTGGCGTCTTCTCGCACCTGGCGGGCACCTGACGCTCTACCTGCCGCACTGCGACCTGTATCCGCGCATCGGGCAGCCCGGTGCCAATCCTGACCACAAGCACGACTTCGCGCCCGAGGACATCGTCGCGGCCATGCGCGAGATCGCGCCGGACTGGACGCTGCTTGTCAATGAGACGCGCGACCAGGACGATGAGTATTCCTTCCTCCAGGTCTACCGCCGCGAGAAGCCAAGCGCCGGTCAGATGGACAAGGCCAGCGAGCCGAAGCCCGAGAAGAGCGTCGGCATTGTGCGCGTAGGCGGGCACGGCGATGCGCTCTGGGCGTCGAGCGTCTGCGCGAACTACAAGGAGCAGGGCTATCACGTCACCTGCTATGTCGGGCCGACTGGCGGCGCGGTGCTGAAACACGACCCGAACATCGATGACCTGGTGGTCTTCAGCGACACCGTGATCCCGAACGAGGAAGCGGTGGCGTTCTGGTGCCATCAGGCCAAGCGGCATACGAAGTTCATCAACCTGATCGGCAGCGTCGAGAACCGGCTGCTGCCGCACGAAACCAGCTACGAGTTCTTTCTGCCGCAGACCGTTCGTCATCGGCTGATGAACGCAAACTATCTTGAGACCGTTCACGCCTACGCCGATCTGCCGCCATCCAATTTCCGCCAGCGCTACTATCCAAGCGCCGCCGAGGAGGCCTGGGCCAAGCGCATCCGTGCAGAGCTGCCGGGGCCGGTCGTCGTCATCAATCCTGCGGGCAGCGGGCCGGTCAAATACTGGCCCTACACGCAGCGTTTGATGGAGCTTCTGGCCGCGCGCAAAGTCTATTCAGTGGCGCTCGGCGACATCCGCGATGAGAGCGTGCTGGGCGTCGAACCCTACGGCATCTACGCGGGCATGGAGTGGCCCGTAAGGCATGCGCTGGCGTACGCGCTACAGGCCGACGCTGTCGTCGCCACCGAAAGCCTGATCGCCAATGCGGTGGCATTTGAGCCGATGCTGAAAATCGTGACGCTGTCGCATAGCAGCGTCGAGAACCTGACGAAGCACTGGGTCAACACCGCGAGTGCAGAACCGCTGGCGCTCGGGTGCTATCCATGCCACCGCGTGCATCCGCCGAACTATTCGTTTTGCGCGCGCGACACGACGACAAAGGCTGCTGCGTGCCAGGCGCTCGCGCGGCCTGAGAAGGTGGCGGAACTGGTGCTGAATTACCTCGAGCACATCGGCAAGCTGGAGCCCGTGAAATGAACATCCAAGGCGACATCGCGGCGCTGATGGACATCGATATTTTCGGTGTTGCCGCTCGCGTCACGCGCGCCGGCCAGACGGTCGGCACGAAGGTCGCCGGGATCTACGACGACGAATACGAGGCTGTTGACCCGCGCGGCGGCATCCCGTTCGCGGTGTCGCAGCCGCGCTTTATGGTCGCCACCGCTGATCTGCCGACAGGCACGCGCGAAGGCGATGCGCTGCGTATCGGCTCGACCACCTACACGATCCGCGTCGTCCAGGCTGACGGCACGGGCGTCACGACGCTGCTGCTGGAGAAGCCCTGATGCCGCACCAGCGCGAGGCAATCCGCGATGCGATGGTGACGGCGCTTACCGGCCTCGCGACGACCGGCGCGCGCGTCTATCGGTCTCGGGTCTATCCGATCGCCGCGCATCTGCTGCCCGCGCTATTGGTCTACGCGCGCGGCGAGACAAGCGAGCGCGAGATCGTCATGGGCGTGCCGACCAAGCTGGTCCGCCGCTGCGATATCATCGTTGAGGGCATGGCGCGCGCCGTGGCCGATGTTGACGAAACCCTTGACGATATCGCCGCCGAGGTCGAGGCCGCCATTGGCGGATCGCAACTGAGCGGTGCGGCGCGCGACTGCACGCTGACCAGCACCGACATCGACATCGTGGACGGCGGCGACCAACCGCTCGGCGTCGTCCGCCTCACGTTCGCTGTGACGTACCGCACGGCGGAGAACAACCCCACGACGACATCGTAAGGAGACGACGAAATGGCAAACCATCGCGGCCAGGAAGGCCTCGTTCGGGTCGGCACCAGCGCGGTGGCCGAACTCCGTTCGTGGTCGCTCGACATCACGCAGGACACCATCGAAGACAGCACGATGGGTGACACGTTCCGCACCTACACCACCGGAATGAAGTCGTGGTCGGGCCAGCTAACGTGCTACTGGGACGAGAGCGACACGAATGCCCAGATGGCGCTCGCGCCGCTCGGCACCAATGCCGGCACGGCGACGGTGACGCTGCTTCCCGAAGGCACTGCGACGGCGGCGACGACCTATAGCGGCGTTGTGGTTGTCACGGGCTGCTCGCACACGGCCAGCTTCGACGGCATGGTCGAGGCGACGTACAGCTTCCAGGGCACCGGCACCCTGACGAAGACGAACTGATCATGCGGCTGATCGAAGCACTGGTGGCGCGCGCCAACGATATCGGCGCGCGCCGGATCGAGGTTCCCGAGGTCTCGCAGCCCGACGGAAAGCCCTATGCGATCTACGTCTCACCGATGACGGTGGCGGAGCAGCGCGAGTTGTCCCGCCGCTACAAGGACGATCCGCACAGCTACCTCATCGGCGCAATCATCATGAAGGCGCGCGACGAGAAGGGCGAGGCGGTCTTCACGCTTGAGGACCGCGACACGCTTATGCGTCGGTGCCCGGCGTCGATTGTGCAGTGGATGGCGGCTGAAATTTCGCGCGTGACGACGGTCGAGGAGCGCGAGGGAAACTGAGGGCCGATCCCGAGGAACTGTCGCTCTACAGCCTCGCGGATCGGCTCCATATGCGCGTCGCCGACGTTCTGTCGATGACGGTCGATGAGTATCGCGGCTGGATCGCCTACGAGCGCATCCGGCGGGAGAAAAGGTGATGGCTGTTCCGCCGCCGCTTAACCTAACGCTGACCGCAACAGACGAAACCAAAGCTGCTTTTGAGCAGGTACAAAACTCGCTTCGGCGCACAACTATGGCCGCCGAGCAAATGGGGGCGACGTCACAAAGGTCGTTTCGCGGCGTCGGAAACGTCGCAACGCAAGCCGGATTTCAGATCCAGGACTTTGCGACTCAGGTTACAGGTGGAACATCTGCGGTTACGGCTTTTGGGCAGCAAGCGCCGCAATTCCTTGGCGTTTTTGGCCCTGGCGGCGCGCTTGCTGGCGCTGCGATAGCTGTTGGCGCTCTCGGATATAAGCTTTGGGAGACAGCCAGTGCGGCCGAAGAGGTGCGCGATGCGATCTCTGAAATCGTTGATGAAATCGAGCGGCTGAACAAAGAGACGGCAAAGATTACCGCACCGACGCCGCGCTTGGGTGCAAGCCTTGAAATCGCAAAGCTTCAACAGGAGATTTTTCGACTTCAAGCGGGGTCAGCGCTTCAAACCTACGGTGGCGGCGGCGGCGAATTTGGCATCGGTGCCGACATTGACGTTGCCCGCGCCGCAGAAAGAATCGATGAACTGACCAAAAAGCTTGGAGAGTTGACCAAAGCTGAACAGGCCAATGCGGCAGCGCTCCTTTACTCAGACGACGCCTACAACGCGACCGGCCAGGGCATCGCTGAGTTGATCCAGCTTCGCGAAGAAGCCGCGCGCAAGGCCGAGGAAGAGGCGCGCGCGACTGAGATTGCGACCCAAGCCACAATCCAGTCTGTGATCGAAGGCCTCGACCCCGCCGCACGCGCGACGCGCGAATATGAGAGCCGCCTGACCTATCTCGGCCTCGCGCTCCAAGCGGGCAGCATCGACCAGGAGCGATACACTGCGCTCGTCAATCGCGCCGCCGACGAACTGGACAAGGCCAAGGTCTCGGTTGATCGCCACGCTCAGGCGCTGGACGAGCAAGCGCGCCGCATTCGCGCGCAGCTTGATCCGACGGTGGCATATGCCGAAGAACTCGAGCGGCTCAACGAACTGCTGATGACCGGTCGCCTGACGCATGAGGAATACGCTGCGGCGGCGGACCAGGCGTGGAATAGGCTGAACCAAACCACAAGCGGCACGCGCGACATTGCGCGCGACCTTGGCTTGACGTTTGAAAGCGCATTTGAGGACGCCATCGTGAAGGGGCAGGGCTTCCGCAGCGTGCTGGGTGGCATCGCGCAGGATCTCGCGCGCCTGGTGCTGCGCCAGACCGTCACGACGCCACTTGCTGGCCTGGCCTCAAGCTTCCTCGGCGGCCTGTTTGGCCCAGCTGCGACGCCAAGCTGGGCGATGTCGCCGACCGATCTTGGCCTTCCCGGCTTTGCCGACGGTGGCACGGTGACGGGCGGACGCCCGATCATTGTCGGCGAGGAAGGGCCGGAGGTGTTCGTGCCGGCGGGCAACGGCACCGTTGTGCCAAACGGCGCGTCGATGGGCGGTGGAGTGACGGTCAATCAGACCATCAACATCTCAACCGGCGTCGCCCAAACCGTCCGCGCCGAGATCGCCGCGCTGATGCCAGCCATCAAACGGCAGACCGTCGATGCGGTGGCAGACGCACGCATGCGCGGCGGCTCGTTCGCTTCGGCAATGGGAACCTGAGCATGGCGATCACCTATCCACTCTCGATCCCAACCACCGGCATTCGGTCAATCTCGATCCGCGCGCGCAATGTTGTGGGCGCGAGCGTCAGCCCATTCACCGGCCAGCAGCAGCTGGTTCGTCACCAGGGCGCATGGTGGGAGGCGGATGTAACGCTTCCGCCGATGAAGCGCGCCGACGCAGAAGAATGGATCGGATTTCTGATGTCGATGAAGGGGCGGTTCGGCACGTTCCTGCTCGGCGACCCGGCAGCGACATCGCCGCGCGGAACATGGGCCGGGACACCGCTGGTGAACGGCGCGGGGCAGACTGGCGAAGCGTTGACCATTGACGGATTTTCGGCGGGAGCGACCGCCAAGCGTGGCGACTATTTCCAGATCGGCACGGGCGGCGGCGCGCGGCTTTACAAGGTGCTGGCCGATGCCACCGCTGCTGCGGGGGCCATGACGCTCGATATCTGGCCGAGGCTGCGCGAGAGCCCTGCGGACAACGCGGTGGTCGTTACGTCAAACACCGTTGGACTGTTCCGCCTCGCGTCGAATGACAGCGAGTGGAACGTGAACGAAGCCACGGTCTACGGCATCACATTCGCGGCGGTCGAGGCGATCTGATGTCCCGCGACCTCACCGCATCCGTCATCACGCAGCTACAGGCCGCGTCCGTCGAAGTTGGCATCCTGTTCGAGGGCGAGTTCGCCTCGGGATGGGTGCGGCTCTGGTCGGGCATCGGGAACCTGTCCTGGGACGGGAAGACATGGTCCGGCGTCGGCACACTACTCGGCATCTCGGCCATCGATGAGACGAACGAGATCCGCGCCTCGGGGCTGACGGTGTCGCTATCGGGCGTGCCCTCCGATCTGCTCGCCGCCGCGCTTGGCGATGCGCGATCGGGCAAGACGGGCCGCGTCTATCTCGCGTTCTTCAGCGGCGGCTCGGTCGTGGCCGATCCGGTGTTGCAGTTCGAGGGCCGCCTCGACGTTCCGGCGATCGAGGACGGCGAGGACACCGCCACCATCGCGATCTCCTACGAGAGCGAACTGATCGACCTGGAGCGCGCCCGCGAGCGACGCTACACGCCCGAGGATCAGGCGATAGATTACCCCGGCGACCTAGGTTTCGCGTATGTTGCAAGCCTCCAGGACGCGCAGATCACATGGGGCCGCTGATGATCGTTCGCCGCGAAGATTGGGCATCGAGGCTCGCCGCTGCGTTTGAGGACGCTCGCGACAAGCCGTTCCAGTGGGGCGTTCACGACTGCGGCTTGTTCGCTGGCGACTGCGTCCGTGCGATGACGGACGTCGATCCCGTCGCGCTCTATCGCGGCCAATACACCGACGAAGAAGGCGCGCGCGCCACGATGCTCGCGCTGTCCGGCGGCGGGCTGCGCGCGGTGTGGAGCAAGGCTCTCGGGCCAGCGATGAACAACACGCTGATGGCGAAGCGCGGCGACGTCGTGCTGGTCACCACCG